AACTTGAGTGCAACTTCAACACTTCTGGAGAAACAGTTGTACATCCAGACGATATATCTAAACTAAAGGAACTAGCATGCGAGCCAAAATATAGAACCGGCTTCGATAGAAATTTTTGGATATGGGAAGAATACCAGGCAGAATGTTCTTATTTTATATCTGCGGATGTGGCCAGAGGAGATGGCCGGGACTATTCTGTATTTCATATATTTAAGCTAGATACAATGGAAATAGTGGGAGAGTACCAAGGAAAGGTGACCCCGGATGTGTTTGCAACTGTTGTTGCCGATGCCGGCAGAGAATATGGCGAGTGCATGATTGTCATTGAAAACAACTCTGTTGGGTTTGCTGTGCTTGAGAAATTAAGAGAGACTGATTATCCTAACATATATTATTCAACAAAAGGGGCTCATGAATATGTGAGCCCATTGGTTGCCGAAAACAGTTCAAATGCAGTTGCTGGTTTTACGACGTCTCAAAAGACAAGGCCAATTATTATTGCTAAAATGGAGGAATTTATAAGAAATAATCTAATTAAGGTATATTCTACCAGGCTTTTGAATGAAATGAGTACTTTTATATGGCACTCGGGTCGACCACAGGCTATGCGAGGATATAATGATGACTTAATTATGGCCTTTGCTATAGGGTGTTGGATTAGGGATTCTGTTTATGTTGAAAGCCAAAAGGACGCCGCTTATAAAAAGGCAATATTAAATTCCATGACAAAATCACAAAGTACACTTAACACGACTATCCCAGGTATGGTAGGATATAACACTGACAAGGCTAAAAAAGAAGTTGAAAAGAATAAAGAGTTTTCTTGGATTCTTAAAGGATAAATAAATGGCAAATAATAACGGCAAAAACCCAACGAGAAATCCAGATTCTCCATTGTTTAAAAGATTAACAAGGTTGTTTTCTGGACCTATCGTTAACTATAGAAGGCAAATACCCAGAAGAGACAAACGAAGAGATTTAGATAAATATAAATTTAGATCAGCCTCTGGTCAGACGTTTAAAAAGACGTCATATGATCCATTCGAGAATTTGACCGCCAATATTATGGCGAACCAAAACAGAACTGAAAGATATGCAGACTTTGAACAAATGGAATATGAGCCAATTATTGCTTCGGCCCTAGATGTCTATGCAGATGAGATGACAACCTCTTCTGAACTTCAGAGACTTATAACTATTAATTGCCCAAATGAAGAAATAAAAACTATATTAGACACCTTATATAATAATGTGTTAAACATTGAATTCAACCTCTTTGGTTGGTGCCGCTCTATGTGCAAATACGGAGATTTCTTTTTATATTTAGATATTGATTCGGACACTGGAGTTACAAATGCCATTGGTCTTCCAAATGGAGAAATCGAAAGATTAGAGGGAGAGGACAAAACAAACCCAAACTATCTTCAATATCAATGGAATTCCGGCGGCTTAACTTTTGAGAATTGGCAAATTGCTCATTTTAGAATTCTTGGAAATGACAAATATGCTCCATATGGAACCAGTGTATTGGAGCCCGCAAGACGAATCTGGCGCCAATTAGTCCTTCTTGAAGATGCAATGATGGCCTATAGAATTGTTAGAAGCCCGGAACGTAGAGTGTTTTATATCGATGTAGGGTCTATTTCGCCTGAAGACGTTGAACAACATATGCAAAAGGTCATGACACAAATGAAACGAAATCAGGTCGTCGACGCGGATACGGGTCGTGTTGATCTTCGCTATAATCCAATGAGTATTGAAGAAGATTACTTTATTCCAGTTCGAGGAACTGTTTCTTCAAAAGTTGAA